TGGTGACGTTATGAGTAACCTCACAGCGTTCATCAGCGATGGATTGGTCATGCCGTACGGCTACATCATGCACACTCAGAAAACTTCTACTGAGTATGTATGGCAAGGCGAGATCCTTGAGAACGGATCTTGGAGGTATACCACGCTCGAGAATCATATCTCGAGTACGGTCCTCCAGCGGCAACCAGCTACTCCTTGGGGATTCGGCTTGAAGCAGGAAGATTTATCCCTGCGTCAGATCGCTATCCTAGCTGCGCTTGGAATTTCTTTCAAGCGCTGACCTCCAGGCACGTGGATTTAATCACGGGCCTGTCAACAATGGGTACGCACTCCGCGTACCCACAGTCAGAGAGATCACACTCATGTTCACCGAACCCCAGGCTGTTATCGTCAACGCTGTCTCGAAGTCGCTGAACCGCGTCGCTTTTGGCGACCGGAGCGGTACTTTCGAGAGCCGCGCTGACGGCCTGAAGCTCCGCATCTCCCATGTTGAGGGGAAGCGGAACCGACGGACAGTCCGCCTTGACTCCGTGAAGACTGCAGCTGACCCCCTTCTTGATGGGGTGTCGAAGCAGTATTCCATGTCGGCCATTTTCACTGTTGATGCCCCACTTGTGGGGTACAGCGACACCGAGGTTGCCCAGATTGTTCAGGCACTGACGGATTGGCTCGACATCCCCGCTAACCTAACCAAGGTTATCGGTGGCGAGAGCTGAGGCTCTTCGAGGTCCATTGGACCTCACTGGTGAACACGATAGGACTCCCTACCCCCATTGAAGGAGGAGAGATGAAAAGCCGAAGTGAGATCTGGCTTAGTGCCCTGAAAGAACTTGGGGCACAATGCTCAGTCAGCACCACTCGCGACGCGGAAACGCTAGCGAGGCGAGTTGCACAAGAGGGTGACAGTTTTTTCACTATCACCTTGCCACAGTTTGGTAAGGACTTCGAGAGAAGCCTCGCCAACCGTCGCATCCCTACCGATGCCTTTGTTGGTTGGAAGAGAAACAACTTCGTTCTGGAGGTCTTCGACCCTCAGAGCAAGGTTGAGCTCTATACCAGCCAGCTCAAGCATCGGGGAACCCCCAAGTTTCTGGGTGAGTTCATGGATCTTGTGTTTGATTCGGTGTTGTGGGTTCCGCATACTCTCGTCGACGACGAAGTCGTTGGAGAGCACGATTCCAAGTTTCATGCGAAAGTCTCGGAGTTTGATAGCTTCGAGCGCACGGAACGACAGATCGCGGCGGTTGCAGCCATTCGTCAGCTCACGATGATGTTTGCCAAGGAGTTTAGGCTCGCGCCTGACTCCAAGGTTGAGGCTGCAATCAAGCAGTATGTGGCTACTGACAAGGAACTCGATAACCCTTTAGGTGACGCCCGAGCCGTTATCCTCTTCGAAGAGGGACGACTTGGGCGTATCAGGAGGGTTATCAACTTGTGCTTTGGCGAGGCTTTATCACGTACCGATGGAGAAATCTATCGGCACGAGCTGATGCCTAAGCACGGATCTGGTGCCACCGCTGATGGCCTTATGGGCAATCAAAAGTGGAGACTTCCTGTATGGCACACCCGCTTGGAAAAGCTGTTCCCTTATGGGGAGTATGCTCTTCCGAACTGGCGGTACGCCTGGAAGTACGACGAGATCGAGTTCCTTGAGCCCGAGGACGAGCCACCTGTTAAGGTGGTCGCCGTTCCGAAGACGCAGAGAACCCCTCGATTGATCGCAGAAGAGCCGACCTGCATGCAGTATGTGCAGCAAGCCATTTTGCGGTCTCTCGTTCCACACCTCGAGTCTAGTGAAGACTCGAAGTACTTCGTCGGATTCACAGAGCAGTGGCCGAATCAGGCCATGGCTCAAATTGGGTCCGAAGATGGGTCCTTGGCAACACTCGATTTGAGTGAAGCCTCGGATAGAGTTCCCAACTGGCTAGTGGAAGACTTGTTTGCCGATTACCCTTGGTTTCTCGAGGGCATTGAGGCTTGCAGGTCGACACGCAGCAAGTTACCTTCTGGTGAGGTCATCGACCTCCAGAAGTTTGCGTCAATGGGCTCTGCGCTGACCTTCCCGATTGAAGCGATGGTTTTTGCCGCCGCCTCGATTGAGAGGGTTTTGTACGCAGTTGGAAAACCCATTTCTCGGAGGTCTATTAAAGACCTTCGGGACACGGTGCGCGTCTATGGGGATGATATCATTGTCCCCTCGGACACGGCTGTGATCGTGATTGCGGGCCTGGAGACGCTTGGTTTCCAGGTAAACCGCAACAAGTCTTTCTGGACTGGAGAGTTCAGAGAGTCTTGTGGCAAGGAGTACTTTAAAGGAGGTGACGTTTCCATCGTCAAACTCCGGCAAACGCTCCCTGCGTCACGACGCGACGCGACAGAG